TTTTTGACACCCTATCGGCAAGTTTAGGAGGTAGCCGCAAAAGTATGTTTTTGGTGTTTTTCTTAGGTTTTTTCATATCTTTTAGAATAGTATTACAAAGATAGTATAAAAATATTACAATCAAAAGGCTTGGATATTAAAATGATATTATTACCTTTGAAAAACGAAAACAATATGAAAATAATCAAAGGCACTCGCAGATTTTACCCACAGTTAAAGGCTAATTGCGAAACTTCATTTGAAATGATCGGGGGATATACATTACACAGTAACAGGTTTTATCCTTATATTGTGCTTACCACTTTAGATCAGGTTATAGGCTGCGAATCATTAGGCCAGATCAAAAAGAGATTCCCAAACATAAAAGCAATAGTAATATGATCCGCCACATTAGACTACTGGACTACTACGCGCTTGACTTTCAAAAAAACACTTACCATTTCTGGACACGTCACCAAGCGGAACGAGCATTACGAACATATCTAAAATCAATAACTAAATAAACCAAATGGAAACGCCTAAAGTACCCGAAAAACAAATCACGCACTGGAAAAAATTGACTAACCCTAATTACGTAGGGGCGCACGATCTTTTACCAAATCAGGAATTGACACTCACTATTGAGTCAGTTTCAAAAGAGGTCGTAAAAGGATCGGATGGTAAAGAGGAGCAATGTATAGTAGCCAAGATTAAAGGCGCTAAAAAACCAATGATACTTAACAAAACAAATTGCAAAATCATTGCCAGGGTTTTAGATACTCCGTACATTGAAGAGTGGTCAGGCAAGTCGATCATTATTTACTCCGCAAAGGTTAAAGCCTTTGGCGAAATGGTAGACGCTTTACGGGTTAAAAATCAGAAAGTATGAATTTCGCAATAGACACATTTCCACCTGAAAGATTCGGGTTAGTAACCGGCTCAAGATGCTCCCCATTAGTTCCTAAAAAGGACGCTCAAAAAGGACAGATAACGCTTGCCAAGGAATTAGCAAAGGAAAGGTTTTTCCAGCATTACGATGATGTTTCAACATGGCAAATGGAGCACGGCAAAATGGGTGAGGGCTTTGCGCTTCAACATTACTTGCAATACTTTGATCCAAAAATAGAAGTTGGTGAATTTGGATTTGAAGGTGACATAGGATGGAGCCCTGACGCGGTCGCATCTGATTACGGAGCTGATTGGAAATGTCCTACAACGCTTCAAAACTTTCTTGATTACCTGACTGATGGAATATCAGATTATGAATACAACCAAGCCCAGCTTTATATGATGGGATTAAAAAAAGACAGGTGGCTAGTATGTGCTTATCTTGCTGAGACTAGCAGAATGAATGAGAATGGTTTGAGGTATCCAGTTAAGGATAAAAACAGAATGATTTTAAACGAGGTAAAAGCAAGTCAGGAGTGGAGAGATAAATTTCATTCTAACCTACCATTTGTTGTTTCAAAGCGTGACGAATATATTCAAATGTATAAACTAAAATTCAACTAACATGGAAAAGAAATTCATTGGTAAAACAAAGCTAGGCAAGTATCCCGATCAGGTAGAGATCGGAATCCAACAAAAGGACATTGACCTATTGCAGAAAGAGTTAGACGCGAAAGGTACTGGCTGGACTAACATCAGGGTCAACAAGGGGAAGGATAGCGGCAAACTTTACTCCGAGGTTGTATGACCATCTTCACGCCCAACCTCGAAGCCGTCCGGTACAACATCTGTAATAGAGATGTTAAAGCGGTCGATTATGTTTTCAACTGGAAAGGATTGTTTTACAAAAGCCTCCCTTTGTGGGGGTATAACATTGAGATATGAAACAAAGAACGAAACAACTAATGGAGGGCAAGGAGTGCTTTCTTAAAGACCTTAACGAAGGTGACACGTTCCGAATGAGGCACACGGGCGGAACGGTTTACACGTTTTACCAAAAAGGCGATTTCAACTACATAGTCACAACGGAAAGCGGTTCTTTTTTTGCCTCACCGACAACACCAGTTAAACCTTTAAAACAATTTTGACATGAAAAACACAAAACTAAAAAGACCTCAAGTACGAGATACACGGCACGGAGACCAACCGTCCCGCGCTGGAACTGTTGAAAGGATTGTTGATAGCTTTCCTTTTATCGCTCGGTGTTTTTCTCGCCATCGCTTGGGTATTGGCAAACGCTAACGTAATAGATAACCTATGAAAACAAAAATGCGAGACACTAGCCTAGAGGCTTACGATTCAATCAGACGCGATCTTCGACCGAAAGAGAACCTTGTACTGGGTGCGCTGATTGCTTTAAAAGGCAAGGCGACAAACAAGGAAATAGCCGACTATCTTGGTATGCCTATCAATTGCATCACAGGGCGGATGAACTCGCTTGTAAACGAGCTTAAAGTGGTAAAGCCTGGGAATAAGGTAACCGACCCGGAAACGCAACGGAAAGCCCAGCAGTGGGTGTTTACTTCACTCCAATTGAAATTGTTATGATCGAAGCCAGCAAAGTAAACATTGCAGAAATAATTGAGGCCAACAAGCTGCACATACAAGGCCGCTCGGAGTTTATCTTTTCCAACGTCTTGCATCTTGAGGATCGCTACACTATCAGGATCAACAAGGTCAGCAAAAAGAGTAAATCCAGTACGATAAAAGAGTACGTTAACGGTAAAATAGTTTATAAGAGGCGTTGAATTGTGGAAGTTTTTGTATATTTGTAAAGCCGAAAGGCAGCGGAGTGGTGAACGCGATTTTAAACATTTGAGCCCTTAAAGGCCGAACTCGATCACCACCGGGGGAGGCACTTTAAGGGCATTTTTTTTATGGCAAAGGAACTTCCATACTTCCGCTTTGAGCCGTCAGAATTAAAAGGTAACTACACAATTACAAACAGATGAAACGCAAAACAGAACTTGACCACCGCTTTGAGATGTCAGACGACCCCGAGGCTGCAAGCTTCCACAAATGGGTTCTGACGTGTGTAATAACTGCCGGGGCGTTTATCGCTGCCGTCCTCGTATGGTTTGCCGTAAACATGCGCGACCGAATCCCCACGGGCTTTGAACAATGGCAGGCTTTTCTGTTCACCGTTGGGTTTATAACCGTCTGGACTATCGTGCTTTTTTTGTACGTCAAAATGATAATGAAATGACGCTGAACGGTCTAGCCTTTGTATGCGTAGGGGTATTTTTTTATGGACAGTAGAAAGGCCTTTAAATTTTACCGATCGTATTTTGATGTGGCAATGGAACTATCTGACAAGGATAGGTATCAATTCCTTATGGCCTTGCTTGAGTGTCAGTTTACCGGCAAGCCTAGAGAGCTTGAAGGTATGGCAAAGTTTGCTTTTATAAGCCAGAAGCACTCAATAGATGCCCAAATTAACGGATTTTTGACTAAGGTAGGGGCTACGCAACCCCCTACGCAAGGGGCTACGCAACCCCCTTCACAACAAGAGGAAGAGAAAGAACAAGAGAAAGAAGAAGGTAAATATGTAATACGCGATCAAACAAAAATATTTGGTTCAGGTAAAAACTTCTTTACAGTCAAAAAGAAATACATCACAGACAAAGCCTACCGAGTAAATGGTGTCGATGGCCTAAACGAATACATGGAGGCAAACCAATCAATATTGAACTACCCACAGTTTGCCGAAAAGTTCATGCGCAAATATAACGGGGCCCAGTTCAATGACTTCATGCACGTTTTTAACTCTTACAATAAATTCACAGACAATGCGTGATCTTAACGAAAAGTATTACGAACTAAACAAAGCCTTCCCTAACAAGGCCGGAAAGCTGATGCAAGTCATTACAACCCAAAAGCGATTGATTGAGGGTTTGGCATTAAGTAAGCAAACAGATGATGTAAAAGCATTGCTCCTTTCGGTAGCGGAGGGGTACGATGTTACGGTTGACTTATTGGACTACATGAAAAACGTTCTGCAAGGGGTAGCCAATGACGCGGAGGCACTTATGGAAGGGTCGAAGCTAAGAAACACCGTAAACGACCAAAACGAGTTTATAGGGCTTTTAATTCAATCAAATGACATTACAGGAAAGGATAAAAGAGCAGCTTAACAGCCAACTCGAACCTGGGAAGTCCTACTTTGAGGTTCCCGATGTTTACGAAAAGGAGATACTAACGGGGGTTAAGTGGGAGGTATTGAGGTACAACCATGTCAAACTTGACGAGCATTGCCCATACAAGCAAGGGCAACTTACCTGTATAATCGGGCATACCAATGTAGGAAAGACTACGCTAATCGTTTACCTCCTTTCCAGATTGCTAGACCGTAAGAAAATTGTAATCTATTCGGCTGAAAACAGGATCAGTCAGCTGGCAAGGCTTATAATCCAATTTGTATTTAACACAAACACAAACCACCAAAAGCACTTCAAATGGCTACGGGAGCGGGTTTTGTTCATCAAACACGTGAAACAATTTACCTACAAAGATATGCTTGAGCAGTTGGCGGTATCTGATGACATAGGCTTTAATGCCGACATGATTTTGATTGATCCGTACAACTCCCTCAAGATAGATTCAAAAGGCAATACCCATGAGTATCACTATGATGCGATTGAAAATATGCGTATCTTTACGAAAACAACTGGCAAAAGCATATTCCTAAACTGCCATACCGTGACCGAGGCTCAAAGGGTTAAGCCAAACAAAGACGGGGAAATACCCCGTCCGATGGCATCCGATGTGGAGGGAGGGGCTAAGTTCCCAAACAAGGCCGATGACACATGGGTAATACACCGGCATCTTTACCACTCTGAAAAAGAAAAACGTTATACCTCTGAACTTTACATCGACAAGGTTAGAAACCGTGACGGGGGAGGGGAGCCTACCCCATACAGCGAGCCGATCTATTTTGATTTTAAAAAGGATTGGACAGGGTTTACGAACAATTACGATAAGGTATCAAACGCACCAAATGGGTATTCAAAGATTGATTATACACAAGTACCCTTTTAAAAATGGAATACAAAATCCGGCACCATGACGAAATCCTCGACATCGAGCTTACCGAAGCAGAAAAGAAAGAGGCGCTATACGAATGGAAACTGCGCAAGTTCTTCAAAAACAGGGTCATACACGTTATAGGTGTTGGCCAAATAAAGGCAAGCGACTATTGGGCTGCCGTGGACAAGGTGCGCGAGACAAGGCAGTTGAACGAAACAATAAAACTTAAAGAATAAACACATGGTACCATTCCTCATCCTTTTGGCCTTCGAACTGTTCCGCAACTGGTTTGCTATCGTAAAGATGAAACAAACGCCCAACCACGCCCGCGGATGGGCGTTGAGAATACTTGCGGTAATCTTTATCGCTTTCTTTAAATTCGATCTTGAACTTTCAACCGTGGTCATTTTTGGCAGGGAGTTAGTGTTGCCTGTAACCACGGTTGTTTATTGCATTGGCTGCGGCCTGGCTTTCTGGTTCCCGTTCGATGTTGGTTTAAACCTGATGAGGGGCAAGGTATGGAATTACCTCGGCAAAGACGCGGTATTAGACAGGTTCAATTTGCCCGGTGACATTGAGTGGATTATAAAGTTCGTTTTGATGTTAGTAGGGATTTGGCTAATTTTGTAGTATGCTGGTTTCACAGATAAAACCCAACCCAAACAATCCCCGTCTAATAAAGGACGACAAGTTTAAAAAGCTAGTCCAGTCCATCAAAGACTTTCTGGAGGAGTGGGGGTTGGAGGTGCCGGAGTTTAAAGTTGAAGAAGCGGAAGCTGTTGAGGATGATTTTGACGTGCCTGAAGGCGGTATCAAAACGGATATTGTACTTGGCGATTTGTTTGAGATAGGCGAACACCGATTGTTGTGTGGGGATTCAACTGATAGTGATGCTGTTGCAAGGTTGATGGATGGCGAGAAAGCGGACATGGTTTTTACAGACCCGCCATACAATGTGGCGTTTAATGGTAGAAGTGGGAAGTTTGATGTAATTGAAAACGATGATTTACCCGAAAAGGCCGAATGCTTAAACTTGACCCATCGCTTAAAATCAAGCGAAACGGGCAGGAGTATGTAAACACCGAAAAAACACCGATTAATGCCTAATCCTGAAAACCTTAAAGAACCGTGGAAGGAGGGAGGCCCATCGCCTAACCCGTCAGGTAGGCCAAAGGGAAGCCGTAACCTTTCCACTATCTTAAAGGAAATGCTGGAGGAGGAGATCGAAGTCAACATTGACGGGGTGAAGTCACGCAAACAGTTTCAGGAGGTCATTATACGCAAGCTATTAAAGAAAGCCAACGATGGCGAGATACGGGCTATCATTGAGATATTTGACCGCACTGAGGGAAAGGCAAAGCAGGAAATTGACCTCACCACAGTCGGCAAGCCATTTAGTTTGAATATTAAACCAGACACGGAATAATATTTTGGTAGCTCCCGAAAAAACACGGTCTCTGTCGCTTGACAAAAGGACGGTTCAAAGAGTTTTAAATAAAGAAAAACACTTTAAGAGTGTGCGGGGTTTAAAGATCGAATACTTATGAGTTTTGATCTTTCGAAAGAACAATCAAAAGTTTGGTGGAGACTTACCGACCCGAAACATAAAGAGCTAACTAGAATAATATTTGGAGGCGCGGCTGGAGGGGGAAAAAGCGTTTTAATCAGCCTTTACACCGACTACATGGCGAGGCAGTTTGCTGGGTGCCGAGGTTATCTTGCCCGCGAAACGTTGAAGGACATCAAAGAATCTATCCTTTTGACCTTCTTCGATATTACCAAAATGACAGGTAGTGTCTTCAAATACCGCGAAGACAAATCAAAGATCACATACCCAAACGGGTCTGAGATATACCTGCTCGAAACAATGGCCTATCCGTCTGATCCCAATTTTGAGAGGTTCGGATCGCGGGAATATACTTTCGGCTGCATCGAAGAGGGTATCAACACCCACAGACGGGCGGCAGACTTGCTAATTTCCCGTACTCGATACAAGCATGAAGAATTTGACCTATTCCCAAAGCAGTTGATAACCTGCAACCCGGGTGACGGATGGATCAGAGATGAAATAGTAATACCTCAGTTAGAGGGTAAATTCAACAAAAAGGCGATATTCATTCCGGCCACGCTAGCAAGCAATCCAAACAAAAAATTTGCCGAAAGCTATGCAGACACGCTTGAGAATAACCTATCTGCATTTGACCGATTGCGCCTATTAGGTGGTGACTGGAATGCCCGGCAAAAGACTGGGGCGGAATACTTTAAAGAGTTTAATGCGGACAAACACGCTAATTTTCAGCACGAATTAGACCCTAATTTACCTGTTCATATTACGTTTGACGAAAACGTAAACCCTCACATAACTTGCCAGATTTGGCAAATTAGAACCGACACCTGTAGACGGGTTCAAATGATCCATGAGATTTGCCCGCGGCCGCCATTGAATACCCGTAAAAGGGTATGCGCTGAAATCATCCAATACTTAGGCGGGCATCATTCCGGGATGTTTATATATGGGGACGCGAGCTCGCAAAAGAACGAAACGGATAAGGAGTACGGGGAAAACTTCTTTACGGACATAATCAGCTACCTTCAGCAATACCACCCATCTATGCGGGTGCCATCAAAAAACCCGCCAGTAGTGGCAAGGGCGGGATTTTTAAATCTAGTTTTTGAAAAGGATTACCGGGATTTGAAAATAGAGATCGATCGATCCTGCAAAACGGCAATTAGTGACTTTGCATCGGCATTGGAAGACGAAGAGGGCGGAATACTAAAGAAAAGGGTTACCGATCCAAACACAGGGGTAAGCTATGAGAAACATGGTCACGCTATTGACGCGTTCTGTTATTTCATGTGCGAGTGTTTTATGAATGACTTTAATTTCTATCTCAACGGTGGTTTTACAGCTTCGTACGATGTGGGTAATGACAGATCGTATAATTTTAGACGGTAAACGTTTGTTTTATTATGGTAATTTGTCCAATTTTGGGAAAAATATAGTATGCCGTATCTCCAAAAATCAGACTATACAATTTCCATAGCGATTGACCACTTGGACGAGATACTTGAGCAGGCGGCCAACACATCTGGGTTAACTCAAGATCAGGTAAGGGCGAAGCATGAAAACCTAGCGGCCTCCACAATTAAAAGTTACCTTAAATCCAAATATGCAATTGACTCGGAGCTTGGTAAAACATTTTCGCAAGAGCGTGACGAAATGGTGCTATCTATTTACATTGATCTTGCCATCTGTTCGCTACACAAAACAATAAATCCTAGAGATATTCCTGAACTCAGGGACATCGCTTGTAAACAGGCCTTGCAATCCCTTAAAGACATTCGTGACGGGCTGCTATCTCTTAATGTTGCCACGTTCGCAACCGATCCGGTCTATGTGACCGAACTCGGAAGTCAAACCAAGTTTATTTCCAAACCATTCTCAGACGCTTCGCTTCATGGGTAAACATCATTTTCAAACAAAGGCGGTAATTACCCCGGAAGTAAAAAAAGAATCTCCGATTCTTTACGTTCTGGAGCAGCAAAAAATAAGGACTCGTCAGGACTTGCTACGTCTACGTTTGGCGGTTGACTCAGCCGAAAACCCTAATAACCACGACCGCCAATTACTACATGACATTTACAGAGAGCTAGTTCGTGACCCCAATTTATCGGCAAACTTTAACAGCCGAAAGATGAAGACTAAAACGCGGGCTTTCAAGTTGGCAAATTCGGCAGGTGAGGAAGACGAGCGCACGAAGCTATTTCAGGCCAACTGGTTCACAGACTTTGTTGACGCGGCTTTAGATTCTCGTTTGTGGGGTTATTCATTGATAGAATTTGGAAATTGGAACGGCACTACATTTATGCCATACCAAGTCAAAAATAAGATTTATTCTGGCGTTAATGTTATCGACCGCGATAACGTGAAGCCTGAATACGGGATAATAACCAACACCCCGGGCATGAATACGGGCGTTTCGTTCGATGATCCTAAGTATAAAAACAGCCTTTTATTTGTTGGTCAATATGGGCATTGCTTAGACTCGATTCTATTCAACGCAACCAAGTACATCCTTTTCAAGGATAACTGTTTAGGGAATTGGTCAGAATGGGCGGAGGTGTTCGGGATGGACAAAAGGGTAGGATATACCAGAACACAAAACGAAGACCGTAAACGCTTTCTTGAGGCCATTAAAAACTTGGGAGCAAATTCATACGGGGTATTCAATGAAGGTGACCGTGTGGAGTACATCGGTAGTCCCAGAACGGATGCTTTTAAAGTTTACCATGAGTTAATAAAATACGTTGACTCCCAAGTGTCCAAATTAGTATTTGGTCAGGACGTGGTGAGCAACAATACCGGTCAAGTAGTCGGAGAAGTTGGCGAGAACGTGGCTAATATGTACGGGGATTCTGACGGTGTGTTCATCGAGCGATTGGTAAACGGTGAACTATTCGCCTTCCTGAAGGACTTGGGCGTAAATCTCAATGGGTTAACCTTCCAATGGGACACAACGGAGAAAGTACCATTGTCGCAGCGTAGCGAAATAGATTTGCGTATTTCACAGATGGGCTACAAGCCGACAAAGGAATACATTATGAAGACCTACGGCACCGAAGTAGATGAGGCCGAAGATAACCCTGAAGAAATAAAACAGGCTATCAAAAACTTGTATAATGTTTGATTGGTTTAAATCGAAGAATGTAGATGACTTTAGTCTATTCACAATGGACGAGATGGACATGTACAATCTATTCGTTTACCACGGGATTATAAATAAGAACGCCCTTAGCGCAGACTATCACGCTAAAATTGCATCGTATTTTGAAAAGGCTTTGTTTGAAGGTATGGGCGGTGATGCTTCTACTCTTCCAATAAATTCACGCATCTTTAAGTCGGCAAATTCTTTAAGGAAATCACTTTATATTTTTTCTGCGGCTAAACAATATTCACAAGTTCGTGAAATGGAGGCAGGGCTAAAAAAACTTAGTGGCATGATTGATGAGAGTCAAAAGTTTAAAACATTTAAAGAAGAAGCCTCTAAGATTTTTGAATCATACAATAAGAATTACTTAAAGACCGAATACAATACGGCAGTAGGTCAGTCTCAAATGGCTCGTGACTATGTTGATGCGATTGAGTATAGCACACCGTTATTGCAATACCGAACGCAGCGTGACAAGAGAGTGAGAGACGAACACGCAATATTGGACGGGATAACATTACCGCCAGACGATCCGTTTTGGAGATACAACATGCCGAAGAATGGATGGAACTGCCGATGTTTTACAATACCGTTAGAAAAAGGCAAGAAAACAGACCTTAGTAAAATTGATCTATCTGACTTGGAAGACGAAAAGAAATTCCCGAAGCTATTTCGTATGAACCCAGCAATAGACGGATATATTTTTGACCCTAAACAACACCCTTATTTTCATGTTGCCAAGGGTGACGCGAATTTTAAGAAGGCAAACTATAATCTTTTTGTGCCATGAGTAAATTCCAATTCAGGGCAAAGATGAGAGCTTTGGCGGTAGCAAAGCAAGTCGCCTTGGAAAATATTGCGCTGTATGCTGTTGCGTATTATAAAGGAGATGTTTTTGACACCGCTTCATTCGATGGCAAAAAGTGGAAGGAAAGAAAAAAGAAAGATGATAGCCGTACTATGTTGGTAAAAACAGGAACTCTTAGAGCATCAATAGGAATAAGGGAAAGAGGATTTAATCACAGACGCGTAGACTCAAATGTTGACTACGCTAAGTATCATAACGAGGGGACTGAAAGATTACCGAAAAGACAATTTCTAGGTAATTTTAAAGGACTTGAAAAAAAAAGATATACGGAATTCAAAAAGATGATGAAGAAAGTTTTTGAAACTGGTAAAGCTCACAAATGAAAGCCTTTTTTGAATTTATCAAAGCACGAATAAACACGGAAGTCCCCGCGATTAAAACCGTTAGGATGTTCAATAATCAATTCGTGAACAGCAACGAGCATAACGACCGAAAAGACGGTACGACCGGATCGCGTTATGGCTATCGTACCGAGAAACCTTTTCCTTACCCTGCTTGCTTTGTTGAATTTATCGTAAACGAAACGAATAATTTGCCGCTTGGAATAAAGGATTACCTTTTAACAGTTCGTTTTCGTTTCGGAATTGAAAGCTACAAGTTTGAGCGGTTGGACACCTTTGACTTTGCGGATACGTTCGATCAGTCTATTCAGTTAATGGCACCCACGACCATAAGCGGGCTAACATTCACAACTTTTCAGGAAATTCAAACGGACTTTGACGAAAACTTTAACAACGTGGAAATCCCGACCCGTGACTATCGAACTAGATTAAGGGTTTCAATTAACAGCCGATACAACGGGACGGCAAACGCTGTAGATGTGGAAAATGTACCTACCGGACAGGTAGTAACCGAAATATAATATGGCAAGATCATTAGAAGCTATTAAGGAGGTAATAAAAACAAACATTAGGACTTACCCGTCACTAGATGCCTACCTATTCCCAGAGGAGGGCGGCAGTAAGGTTTCAATCTTTAACGTGATTATCTATGTGGTGGCTGCGGCCATCTTTACCTTCGAAACAATACTTGATGTCACGAAGTCAGAGATCACAACGCTTCGCGATCAGGCTATTTCTGGAAACGCAAAATGGGTGCAAAGGCAAATACTAAACTTTCAATACGGTGACGTTGTAACACTTGTTAACTTCGTGCCTACCTACGTACCTGTTGACGAATCAGCTAGAATTGTAACGCAATGCTCCGTTAAACAGCTTGGAAGCGGTGACCTTGCAATTAAAGTTGCAAAAGGAATAGCTCCATCATTAACGCCATTGTCTGCGCCCGAATTAACAGCTCTACAAAATTACTGGTTTGGAACTGGATCAACAGAAGGCGTAGGGTTCGCGGGGGTGAGGACTACTTTTGTAAACCTTAACCCGGATAGAATGAGGGTACAGGCTACAGTGTATTTCTTTGGTCAATTTGTAGAGGCTACCGTGAAGACAAACGTAATTGCTGCTATAAATAATTTCTTTAGCACCTTTCAATCAGAGGCTTTTGACGGGACGGTGTTTATGATAAAACTTATTGATGCGGTGCAGGCTGTTGATGGGGTTTCTAGGATTGTTTTAACCGAGGTAAAAGCCAGAGAAGCGGCTACTCCTTTGGCATCAGCTACGGTTATTGACGTGCAGGGATTTTATACCACGGTAGCGGGCTATTTAATTTCGGAAGACACTTCTGGTAATTTACTGACAAATACTATCACAATGGCGGAGGAAACATTATGAGCTTATACACAAATCTTACATGGTCAATTCAAGCGGAGTTATTACTTCCGCCTGTACTGCGCGATCTTGGATTTGTGGAGGCAAACGATGACTTTAAAACGGGCGAAACAGATAACGCAGCGATTGGTTACATAGTCGTAAGTTCGCCAGGTCATTGGAAGGAATTTCCGGCTTTGGGTGTTGGAATATTTAAATTTTTACACTCCACGTCAACGGCTGCTGAAATTGAAAGGGCTATAAGAATTCAATTAACCTCTGACATCTTTAAAAATGCTTTTGTTAACGCAAAAGGGTTCCCAGAGATCATTGTCAATAAAATAAGGATAAAACTGAATGACTGATATAGTTTTACAAGTAGGTACATCGGTTAAGGAATTCTTAGCGGCTTTGCTGTTTCCATTGCAGTCATTGACTGCTGAAATGGATGCCTTTGATACGTTGATGAAAAAATCTGCTAAGTTCAACGGTCAAAAGATGGTTTTAGCGGCAGGGTTAAACGACCTTTTTTCCATTACAGTTGACCCAAAAATTTTGATTGAGAATAGTTTTGATGACACCAATAAAATATTCTTTTACAACAATTCGGAGCTAACCAAACAACACTTTTTCAACACCGCTGAATCAGATCCGTTTTACTTTTTCAACACGTCTGAGAAGGTTGACGTGACTTATGACTTTAAGGTTTTAATACCGATTTCGCTACACACGGCAGAGCTAGAGAGAAGGGTAAAAAGCGAAACGGAGTTGATAAAATTAGCTGGCACAAGATTCATAATAGAAACATACTAAAATGAGAAAACTAAATAATCCAATGCCCTCCGGGGGTGCACCATTTTCAAACGAGGATTTGAATGATGTTTTTCAAGGCGAAATATGGGCGGCATTACAGGCTATGCTATCGCAATACAATGACGATGCAGAAGGTGTAATAGTTTCTGGTTGCGTTGTAACGCCAAACGTTGGAAACTTCGACATGACTGCTGGTATAGTATATCTCAATGGCGAGTTTATGCGTGTCGATGCGGTAACCAATCAGACTTTCCCAAAGTACATTAAGGCCGCAACACCTACAAACATTGTAAGAGCGTTTCAAGACACTCTTAACAAGACGTTTATTGTCGAAAGGAAAGCAGAGGTTAGCGCGACCGTTGACGGATCGGGTCAGGAGATTACTATTGCATCGGTGGCCGCTGCTAATGATAGAAGATTTAGCGTGGCAAATGCAACAAAGTTAGGATTAACAAAACTTTACGCAAACGTAGCCGCAAGTAATACGGACGGGGCTGTAACACAAGCAGCTTTGGTTACGGCACTTGGATTTAAAGCAAACGCGGCTCAAGATGCTTGGGCAAACTTATCGTACACTGCTCCTTGGACAACTCAGAACTTTGCAGCGAAGTATAGAAAAAGCACTCTTGGAGAGGTTGCTCTTACTGGCGAAGTTCACACAAACGGAACTACCTACACAGGTAGCAATGGATTGATTGGAACTCTTCCGGTTGGATTTAGGCCAGCCCAACAAGTTAGGTACTCTTTAAATTGCTTCAATGCTTCCATTAGAATTATCGGGGTTTTATCTGTCAATGCTAATGGTACCGTTGTATTTGATGGAGCGACAGGAACAGCAATAAGCAGCGTCAATTTAGATGTAGTAAGATTCTATACAGACTAATGAAAAAATTATTGTTTGCTTTTTTGCTTTTTGTGTCATGCGATTCTTTTGATCAAGAGGTCGAGTTTAAAATAGATCCTTTATTAAAGCAATCTGTAGATAAATTCTATCAAGAGGGTTCAAAAAGAGGAATCTCATTACAAAAAAATAATCTCATTGCAATTGTAGATGATCATGCGGTTGACCCCTCCAATCTGGGAGAGGTTCAAATGGTTGGGAATCAGATAGTCGTTGTCATAAACAGAAAGCATTACCAAAAATTCCTTACAGATGGAGATACTATTTTTGTAGAAAGATTAATAATGCACGAATTGGGGCACGCACTGTTAAACAGAAAGCACACACTAAAATTTTCTATTATGAACTCTGGAGCATACTATTATGAGTACAAAAAAGATTCGTTCAGAACCGCTTTAATTGACGAATTGTTTGACCAATCACAGTTCAGCACACCTAAAAAATAATTTTCCCAAAATATTGTAAATTCCAAAATTAGGAATATCTTTGTACTAAAGATAACCGATTCCCAATTTGGAACACAGTATCAAAGATAGAAAAGACCTTGTTTTTACCGATAAAGTCATTGGTAATGAGGTCTTTATGCTTCTTAATGCCCATATCGGGAAAGACGAAAACCCAGATCCATTCATTTCAGGGGCGCAATTTGCCGAAGAAATGTACTACTGGAAGTCGCAGGGCTACCAAGTCAAAGTAAAGATCAATTCAATCGGAGGCCGTGTCATTGATGGGTGGTCTATAATTGATGCCATTATAGCGACTGAAGCAGAAACTATTAACGTAGGGTTAGCGGCTTCAATGGCGGGCATCGCTTTGATGCTAGGTAAGCAAGGATCACGGTCAGCTAATGACTACTCAACCGCAATGATCCACGCTCCCAAGGGAGGTAGCAAACAATTTCTTGAGGTTATCAGAGCTCAATTCAAATCATTACTAAAGGCTCGAACCAAATTTACGGACGAGGAAATAAACGACATGATGGATTCGGGCAAAGATTATTTCTTTGACTCATCCCAGATGCTTGAGAAGGGCATAGTTGACAAGATTATCACAACAAACAAGACGGCAAAGATTGAAGCGAGCGCAACGCTTGAGGAAATGTTTGCTGTTTATAATTCAATACAAGAACAAGAACCAAAACAACAAACAAAAAAAGAAATGGAAATTTTCAACAAGCTATTCGGTGGTAAAACCGAAATGGAAAGCGTGAGCAACGCGGTTCAACTCAAGGCGGATGCCGAGGCGTTGAAGAAAGAAAACGAGACTTTAAAGCAAAGTCTGGCAGCATCGGAGGCCAACGCTGAAAAAGTGGTTAACGGAGTAAAGGCAAAGGAATTGGTAAGCGAGGCTGTAAAGGCTGGTAAGATTGCCGACAAGCCCGAAGTTATCCAAGCATGGGAAAAGACGGCTAACGCTGATTTTGACAACGCTAAATCGCTTATTGACGCTATCACACCCACTAAAAAAGTGTCGGTAGTAGCTGGATTTGAGGACAAAAAATCAGGCCTTACTTATGAGGAGCTTGCAAACCGCGATCCTAAAAAGTTGGCAGAAATCGCAGAAAATGACCCCGCCCTGTTTGCGAAACTCGCAAATGAATATCAAGAAAAACAAAAAAACGTAAAATAACATGGCAGCAGGTTCAGAATTATTGACCAGGTACTTCACTACCGAAATCATCCCAAATCTTTTCCCTTCCACAGGGTTCATGTCAAGAGCAAAAAGAGATGACGACAAGGTAAACAACAACACCGTTGAACTTCATAACGCTGGAGCTATTCCAGGCGTTGAGGTTAACCGCGTTGCCTTACCGGCTCCTATTTCTCAAAGAAGTGACACCCCTCATTCTTACGATCTTGAAGAGCTTACTTCAAACCCTACCCTATTGAAAAACATTGAGGTGCTTTTGGAGATGGGCGGAATGAACAAAAGAGCCGACCTTTTAAAGGATCACATCATGGCCATTCGCGAGAAGGCCGCAAAAAGAACTTTGGTGAAATGGGCTACTGGCCTGTCAGCCGGTGCAATTGTACCCACAACCGGAACGACAAGAGCCGTTGAATCCAAAAACGGAGTTCAGACTGGAAACAGGGCTTCTGTTTCAATCAATGACATCGCAAACGTGCAGCAGATTTTCCATAAGCAAGACGTACTTCCTGAAAATGAGGATTTGATGGGCGTAGCGGTTATTCCTTACTCCATGAAAACAGACCTTTTGAAACTTGCGCAATTTACAGATGCGGACAGGGCTGGTGTAGGAAGAAATAGCCTACCCGGAGGTGTGCTTGCTCGTGCTTTTGGTTTCGATTGGTACGTTAGGAGTGAGGCTTTGTTGCTTAATAACTCAGACGTATTGAAAGCAGAGGGTGCAGCCGAGGCTGCTAACGATCAAAACGCGGCATTGTTCTACTCGCCTAATTATGTGCGTTTGGCAATGGGTGCAATCAGAACGGATGTGTCTGAATACAAGCCTGAATACTACGGAAACATTATGTCTTCATTGGCAATGTTCGGGGCTTCACCGGCACGTAACGACAAAAAAGGTATTGTTTTACTTTTCGAAAATAACGCTTAAAAAATAATTTTATGGCAGAGACAATAGGAGTGATTAACTACCCATTCGGCCCGGCAGAGGTTTTACGCCCTGTATTCGCGGCTACATTAGCGGTGACAATTCGTTCAAACAAAACAATTCTTGATCCCGGTACATTAACTGGTGCAATGACTATCAACTTAACAATTGATAGCGAAGTGCCAATCGGTTCGGAGTTGATTGTGCAAACTACATCTAACGCAACAGAGGTTACAACTTTCGGGACAGGATTTACCGCACCAACCCTAACAGGAGTTGCGGGTAAAACATTCCAAACTTTATTTATTTACGATGGCGTAACATTCAAACCGGTTGCTACACCACGTCAGATTGACTAATGAACAAAGAAGCAAAAGAAAAACAGAAACCAGAGGAACCTTTGGTTTCTGTTATTAACTCACAGGAAAGCGCTGAAAAGTTTTATAATCAGAATAAATACTCCGCGCCTAGTGCAGATTCCTTTGCTTACGTGTCAAGTGATTTGAATGTTTTTTGGGAGGCAAACTACTCAAAGGCTCAAAGTCACGCTTTCAAAAATAATCTTCAACTTTTTAAAATAAAAGTGAATGGCATTAAGTAAAGTAACGATAAATGTTGGTCAGGGCGGTCTAGGAAGACGAGCTTTGAACAAAGATAAAATTAGCGGGTTACTTTTTTTCGATGACACTTTGCCGTCAGGATTTGGCACTAGTGACAGAGTAAAAAAAGTGTTTTCGCTTGCGGAGGCAGAGGCTTTAGGAATTGCACAGGCATCAGCTGCTCACGATGTGCATTGGTATCACATCTCAGAATACTTCCGAATAAATCCAGAAGGTGAATTGTGGATAGGTTACTTTGCTGTCCCGGTTTCTACTTATGCCTTTACCGAGATTACCACTATGGTAAACATCGCTCAAGGTGAAATCAGGCAATTGGGAGTATATGCGGAGGCTTTGACTTTTGCATCAGCACAAGTAACGACAATTCAGGCAATAGTAGCATTGGCAGACGCAGACGGTAAGCCGTTGTCGGTATTCTACGCGGCTAACATGGCTGCCATTGTTGCGGTTTCTGGTTGGGCTACGGTTACTGATCTTCGTACGCTTACAGCAAGAAAAGTAACTGTAGTTGTTGCTGAATCTGGAAGTGGGGCAGGACTAGCGCTTGCAACCGCAAAGGCTTTCTCAATTACGGCATTAGGTGCCGCGGTTGGTGCGGCTTCATTGGCAAGCGTAGAACAATCAATCGGTAACCCTCAAAACTTCAATATCTCAAATGGTATTGAGATGGAAGTTCCGGCACTTTCCAACGGTGACTTGGTTTCTGCTTTGACCGAGGCGGGATTAGCGTCTTTGAAAGACAAAGGTTATTTGATAGCGCGTAAATACGTTCCTAAAATAGCCGGGACTTACTTTGAAAGATGCCCGACCGCTATTGCATCGACTAACGACTTTGCATGGCTTGAGACGAACAGAACTGTAGACAAAGCCATTAGGCTTGTTGATTCTGCCTTGACTCCATTGTTGCAGGGTAATGTGATTGTAAACGCAGACGGCACGTTAAAAGCGGAAAGCATCGGTTATTACATTGACGCGGCTCAACGCCCTCTCACACAAATGGAGGCAGACGGTGAGGTAAGTGCAACGCAGGTTTTAATTAATCCGGATCAAGATGTTTTGGCTACTTCAACGCTAAACGTTACGGTGAAAATTGTTCCTGTAGGAATCGCAGAGCAAATAGTTGTTAACATTGGATTAACCACATCATTATGATAGGAGTAAGACCACCACTGATAAACGGAGTAGAATACACTCACGCAGACATCATCCTTCAAATATTGGGAGTGCCTATTGTAGGGCTTACCTCTATTGATTACAGGGATATGCAAGAGATCACAGCAAATCACGGGACTGGGCATTTGCCTGTTTCGGTAGGTATCGGGGCGGTTTCTTTCGAGGGTACTTTGACAATGACAATGAAAGAGGTGCAGCGACTAACTGCATCCGCACCATTTGGCAGAATTCAAAATATCCCTTTGTTTGACATCCGTGTAAATTATTTGACCGAGGCCGGGGATATTGTTTCCCATAAACTAAAGTCATGCAAATTTAAAGGGCGCAACCCAAACTCAAGCGTAAACAACACGCAGATCGAGGAAGCTCTTGAGTTATTTATTGCAGACATCGACTACAACGCAACAACTTAAAAATTAAAAAATGACCCCTGAAAAAACTGAAAAAATAGGAGACTACACATTGATAGTCCCATTGGATCGCGAAAAAACAAAAACGGCAACGTTTTACTTACGCGATATTGACGAGACGGTATTTTTGACAACAAAGGCATTGTTGGACAAAGGCAAAGAACTTGACGCTGTTCTGGTAATGATTAAGGCATTGAGGGTAGGAGGTGACGATCCAAAGGTTTTGGAAAACAACTTTATCGCAAAGCAGTCTGCCTCATTCTTACTTGGTCAATTTTTAGAACCGGTACAGGGCGAGTTAAAAAAAAATTAGATGAATATGAGTTGCCAGTCGAAAGAGACGTTGATGGCAATATCATTTTATCTGACCCAATGAATAAAGGCGGACTAAGTCAGGTAAAGGCTTTAGTCCGCTTTTATTTTCACGTGGAACCAAATGACTTTAACGAGTTGGCAAAGGCGTGGGGGCAGTTAAAGTTTGCATTACAATTTGACGGTAAATTGAAGGTAAGCGAAGTTAAAAAAGGATAATGGCAGGGGAAAGCGCACATTATGACATTAAGATCAGGGTTTTCGACAAACCCTTAGATGATCTTGAGAAAAAAACAGACCGCTTTGAAAAAAAGATAGGCGGTTTGGCTGGGGCGTTTTCCAAAGTATTCGCTGGCGCTGCCGTTCTGGCTGGTGTTGGGCTTCTTACAAAAAAGATAGTTGGGCTAGGTGCCGAGATGGAGCAGACACGGGTTTCATTTACCACGATGCTTGGCAGTGCAGACAAGGCAAACAACACCCTAAAAGAGCTTACCAAATTCGCTATTGCTACACCATTCAGACAAGGCGAAGTCGTAACTGGCGCAAAGCAATTACTAGCGTATGGATTTGCGGCCGAGGGGTTGACCGGAAACCTTAGAATGCTGGGAGACGTGGCATCAGGTCTTTCTATTCCATTGGGTGACTTAGTTTATTTATACGGTACTGTTCGCACTCAAGGGCGGGCGATGACTAAGGACATCATGCAGTTCGCTAATCGTGGTATTCCTATTTACGATGCGTTGAATAAGATCACAGGCAAGTACGGCCAATCACTTAACAAGGCAATTGAAAACGGGGAAATCACTTTTGGAGTGATTGAAAAGGCCTTTAAGAAAATGACAGAGGAAGGGTCAATGTTTGGAGGGCTTATGGAAAAACAGGCCAAAACATTATCCGGTAGGTGGTCTACGTTCTTGGACGTACTTGAAAATACTGGAAGGTCGATAGGTGAAAAGCTTAATCCAACATTAGGCAAGCTGCTTGATAATGTTTCCGGGATGTTGAAGTCTTTTGATTCAACTGAAAAAAAACTGGAAGATCAAAGGGCAATAACATCACTCATAGAAAGGTATTACAAACTTTCTACATCATTAAACAGGTCAAGCGAGGAAAGCAAAGAACTACAAGGGCTAACAAAAAGCATTGCTGATTTGATCCCTAACGCTGTCTCTAAATGGGACGCTTACGGAAATGCAATCGAAATAAGCAATTCAAAGTTGCGTGACAATATTAAATTGTCAGCTCAAAAGGAATTGATTTTAAAAAGGCAATCCGCTCAAAATAGCTTTGACGATATACTAAGCATTAGTAAGAAAATAAGCTCAAAGAACAATTTACTAGCACAAAATTTATCTCCTCTAGGCATGGGCAAATCCATGTCAATAGGCGGGGCGCAAGGGTTTGCAAGTCAAAAGCAATACGCTATCACAAACCAAGAAAAAAACGAAATCAGAGAAGACATCACAGCCCTCCAAAAGGATTTAAGTGAGGCTTACAAAACATACTCAGCGGCTACAGGTGAAATAGGATCGCCAAAATTAGAAAAGGCTTTTAAAGAGGCTGGACTTGGTCAGGTTTATCGCGACTTATTAAAACAGGCCGTTGATGCTAGGCTGGCGGGGATAATAACAAAGGGAACTCCTGGAGGCGATACCGCAACGGGGACAAGTGGAGGTGGCTCGACAAAAGCGGGCATAGAAAAGATTAGCAGCGCGACACGAAACATTACTTTAAATATTAACAATCTTGTTAATTCGCTAAACTTCACTAAAGACCCTGCAAGAAACGAATACGATATGGAAGAAATGGTAAAGCGCGTTTTGTTACGGGCTGTAAACGATGTTAACCTAGTTCAATAATGGCAGGATTTATAATACCACCTATTGTAGCTATTACCGATAAACTGGTAAAAAGATACCCGTTTCAGGCTGAAAATTCAGATAGTCCGATAGGCACTTCTTATTTGGGTACACCTGTTTACGCGAGGCTTGAGTTTTCAAAGGATGGAATTGAAAATCAGGTTGGTTCTCCTTCCACATTAGACGGGCGCGAAGGTGCCAGAAATTTGATTTTAGAAACCGTTTTAATTACGGTAGTGCAATCAAAAAACATAATTAAGACTCCAATACAAGGCCGCAACGGTACCATCAAAGAGTACATTGGCGAGGGTGACTATATGCTTAGAATCAACGGGTCAATTGTTAGCCCAGAGGCTTTAGTTTACCCGCGCGAAGATGTTGATTTGCTTATAAGGTACTGTAAAGTCAATCAGGAGTTTGGTGTTATCTGCGATTTCCTTTCGTTGTTTGGGATTGAAAACATAGTGATCGAGGACTACACAATAAGCGAAAAATTAGGCAGTAGAAACGAAGTGCCCTTTGAGATAGTTGCAATTAGTGATTTACCTATCGAATTTGAATTAAATGATTAGGCCAATTTGTGATATTACTATTGGCAAGGCAAAATTTGATTACGTCAACTTCGTGTCTATTGATTCATCATGGGAAAATCTAACAGATACATGCAGGATTATTTTGCCAAATAAATTAAGGCCAAAAAAAGACGGTGAATTTTTACCCGCTATCACTGGCGAAGATGGATTTTGGAAACGAGGCGATGCGGTAAAAGTATCGCTTGGATATGACACGTTTGGTGTTCCTATTAGGTTCACCGGGTACATTACCAAGATAATCACAAAAAACCCTTTGACTTTTGAGTGTGAAGATGAGATGTGGAAACTAAAGCAAACGCCTGTAAAAAATTACTCCGAATCAAATATAGAGTTGGGGAAATTCTTAAAAGAGATTTTGCCACAGTACACAATAGAAGCTGATCCTTTTGTTTTTAGTTTAAGGTTTACCAAAGTGACGGCTGGCGAGGTTTTGGACTTCCTAAAAAAGAAGTTTGGAATAAGCTGCTACTTCCAAAACGGAATACTTAGGGCTGGGTTTTCGTATCGCATAGCCGAACAAAATCCAGATCAAACAAAAGAGTTTGAGTTTCAAAAAAACATAATTGAAGACGAGCTTGAATACATGACGGCAGATGATGTTGAATTAAACGTTACGGTCGTAAACGTAAAGAAGGATAATAGCCGTGACCCTGATGTAGTGGCGGGCAGTCCAGACGGTGAAAAAAGGGTTATTTATACATACGATTTACCTCAATCAACATTGCAAAACATTGCTAACGAAAATCTTGTAAAGTTAAAATACACTGGCTTTAGAGGTTCTTTTTTGACGTTCTTAAATCCAGTTGTAAAACATGGTGATTCGATCAAGTTGATAAATAAAATTATCCCAGATCAAAACGGTGTTTACATTGTAAAGCGAGTATTGACTACGTCAGGAATAAGCGGAGGTCGTCAGGAAATATTTTTAGACAGGAAAATAGCATGACCATAAGAGAGGCCATACGTTTGATAGCGGAGCAAGGTGACGAAAGAATGATTTTGGCAACCGTTTCGGAAGTAGATGATATTGAAAGGACTTGTAAATGCACACCTATTAATGGTGATGCGGAAATCTTGGACGTAAGACTACAAACAACGGTTTCGGGAGGCGTGTATCTCAAACCGGCAGAGGGGTCTCTGGTTTTAGTTTGCATGGCAAACGAGACTCTAGGGTTTGTAGTTCTTACCTCCGAGCTTGATGAGGTTGTTTATTTTGATGGGTCTTTAGGTGGAATAGTAAAGGCGAATGAGTTAAAAACACAACTTGACAAAACAAACGAAGTTTTACAGGCTGTGGTTGATAGTTTAAAGAATTGGGTACCTGTAACATCTGATGGAGGGGCGGCATTAAAGACATTTTTCAATACTACATTAGGGATAAAAACGGTGGGTGATTTTACTGACATCAAAAACGACTTAATAAAGCATGGAGTATAAACCACTTAAAGAAGAATATCTTTTTGACGTGGCTGTAAAGCTATACGGTGATGCTGTTATTGGCGTGGAAAATATTTTGAGTCTTAACGTAGGATTAAATTTAGACAACGACCTTTTGGGGTCAGTCATAATTTACAACGAAGCCAGAAGAAGAAAACCCGTTTTTGCCAGGGTGGAAAAGGAAAAAATTAGCTATTTTTACGCCCATGATTATCAGTCTGTTTATGACATTTCGATACAGGTTTCTGGTAGTCTTATAGGGCTTAAAGATGCTTTGTTAGTACATCAAAACCTAAATGAAAGAGTTGCAATATCAACGGAGTTTAAATATGGAAACGCAAGCGATCCGATGGTAAACTATTACATCAAAAATAAATTGATTGCCCAGACGTTTATTGTTTCGGATACAGGTGAAATAGCTGGCATAATAACAGAAACAGGAATTAATTTTATTACGGAAGACCTTTCGGGTAATCAAACTATAATACCAGAATGAAAAAACTAATTATACTTTTCTTTTCGATTTTAAGTTTGTCGGCTTTTGGTCAGGTAAAGATTTCCGATATGCCGGCAGCTACTTCTTTGACTGGGACTGAATTAGTGCCTATCGTTCAAAGCGGGGTTAATAAAAAAGCTACTCCTTTACTTTGGCAAACATACCTAACGCCTATTTTTCAGGCTACGTTAGTATCTGGGACAAACATTAAAACAGTAAACGGGAATTCATTACTTGGCAGCGGTGATCTTTCAATAGGCGGATTCACCGTAGCCAGTTTAGCCGAAGCGCAGGCCGGGACGGACAACACCAAAGGGATGACTCCTAAAAGAGTCAGCGATGTAAATGAAACGGTTTTTAATATAACAGCTTATGGCGCGGTTGGGGATGGCACGACCGATAACACAACAGCTATAAATAACTGCTTGGCCGCAATCTTTTCAGCAGGTGGAGGCACAATGTACGTACCTGTAGGGGTGTTTAGAGTAAACTCGCAAATAGTAATTCCCAATGATGGCGTTACATTAAATCCAAAAAATAAGTCAATTAAAATTTTAGGGGCTGGTAGATATTGGAGTAATCAGACATTTAATTTAACAGCTCAGGGAGGGTCTATTTTAGACTTACGTTATACTGGGGCAGGGGCAAAACTTTTAACTCTTGGATTTGGAGCTTTAGAAATTACCAACATTGCAATAACAACACTGGCGAATGATTTCTCAACTCCATTTGTAATGACAACAAACACTAGGTTGTACATACATGATGCTTCATTCTTTGGGAATAATTCGGCAACTGGAACAAGTGTGACACAAGATTGTATAGTTTTAGGAGGAACAGGAACAATCACAAATAATACTATTGCTGCTCCCTTTCAAGGCTACGGAACCGTTATTGAAAACTGCAACTTTGATTTTATAAGGAGGGCTGTTTGGGGGCAAAACTATTGTAATGGAATAACGGTTAGAAGTAATTGGGTGATGTATAATTGTGGAGGTTCTGAGGCATTTAGATTTATTGGTGATGTTACTAATTCAAGTGCTGGAAATGTATTTCAAAACAATGTGTTAGAGGTTACCAACTATACTCAAATGTGGTATCTGGATAGATGTGTAAATTTCTCGTTCACTGATAATTCCAGCTACGACAATATTAATGGTACGTGTGCTTTTATGGTATTTAACACCGCCTTATCACAAAATCATTTTTGGAGGGATGGTGGATTTCAAGCAGCACCTATTTTTGGAGGTAGTAACCCAGAACTAAATTCAATAAACACTTCTGCAAGTGGAGGGACTAACGTATTTTCAAATAACGTAGAATACTATGGACTAAACACCATAAAGAGTAATAATGGCATTCGTCATCAACGTGCAGGAACTGGGGAAATATGGTATCGCAATACAGACGCGGGAGCGGATAAGATTGCCGACTACATAGACAGAACTCCGGTAGGCGGTGGTGTTGAAGGTATAGGAACTTATTGGAGAACGGGTGCAACAAGCGGTCGATACACTTACTCACTCAGCGATTTTCAACTAGAATCGTCTGGAAATTTAAGATTGTGGTCGCAAGCAGGAAGTTTGCTGCTTTTTGGAGATGCTGGCAGCGGTGTAAATAGTTACGTGCTCAACAACACCTGGCACTTTAACGATGCAACTGGATTGAAACTTAGCAACGTTACTGGTTTGAACTGGACGGGTGGCGCAGCCGGTGGAGGTGTCGAAGCAAGAATCGAACGTCAATCTGCAAGGCGTTTAAGAATTACAGACGGAGGTAGCGCAGTAGGTAGTCTTTCTTCAACGTTTATCAACCCCGCTTTGTTTGCTAACGATGCGGCTGCGGACGCAGGGTTTATCGGGGCTACCGCACCAGATGGTACTATCTATTCAAATTCAAGTACAGGCGCACCAAGAGCAAAGATAAGCGGGGTTTGGACTGCTTTGAGTGGAGGCGGTGGAGGCGGTGGAGGCGGTGGAGGCGGAACTTACTACGCCCCGACCACACTTGTAGCCAACGCAACGGACGCGAATTTCACAGCCACGGTTAACGGGGTTCACAATATTTTAGACGGGGTGGCTACGGCTAATCGAGTGATAACTATTCCGACCGGATCGAATGGTGATGTAATGAAATTCTACAACACCGAGGACGTGTATGTATGGAGCTTTACAGGGGCAACGGTTTACCTTGCGGATCGGGTTACGGTGGTTACTGAATTACTTTACAACGTTCCTTGCCACATGGAAAAAATTGACGGGCTTTGGATAATAACTAACTAACAAATGAAAAAAATACTTTTCTTTTTACTCATTTCAATTTCAGCCTTTGGGCAAGGGGCTTATAATGGTGCGTCCAGACTAAACACGGCTCCGAAAGGAGATGAAACCGGCTTACTTGTTCGTCAAATTCCACAGGACATTGACCGCATCGGGTTCACCAAGGCAATCAGTAACAACGTAGACAGCGAATGGGGTGCGTTGGTTGGTTCTATTGGTTCTGGTATGGGCGTTAATAA